TCTTCACCTTTATATATATTTTCTTTTAGGTCACCACATGCAATCTGTTCTACATGCTTTATCTCATGAAACAATGTATATAATATATTATTTACGCTTTGATGTTTATTGATTTCGATAAGTATCGCATCTTCTTCTTGACGTGTATCAATTGTACCACCGCCTTCACCTTTCTCATCGATGAAGTGTATGTCAACCCATATATCTTCTACTATGTTTGCCATGTTAAACCCATGATCACATGCTCGATTAAATAGACTTTCAGATATTACTACCGGTCTATCATGCACTACGTAATTCATTAAACCACTCCGGTACTGGTCGATCGGTCCATACCATTTTGAACCTCTCTTGTTTTGTTTGATAGAAGTTTCTGTATGATTGTACAGGATCTTCGACGATACATTGAGGAAATGCAGCCATTGCAAGCTTGAATGGCGTTAGACCTATATGTGGAATGTTTGTAGGTGGTATTGATAAGACTTCGTCTAGCTTTGTCTGTGTTGAATGGATCTTACCATAGCGATAAGTATATTCGAGACACAATGCATAGAAATGATCGTAATGCCATATATAGTTTTGTATTGATTCACGTGTCCATACAGTTGATGGGTGATTGTAATGACATGCTTTATATAGCGTACGTTCGAGATGAGCATTTGGATGCTTGTAATATTGTAACATACTACCTGATTTTGATGGTCTGCGTTCCATCTTGCCATCAACCATACGATGTACAGTTGACAACATTTGTCCTGATTCTACAATCATTTTGACTACATGCTTATCGCATTGAAGCTGAGCAGCCTTGACTGGATTTTGATCTAGTATAAAAATATTCATAGTATTATTGTATCACGATTAAAAATGAATGTACACCTTTATTTAGACTTTCTTATTTTACGAAGCTTAGCATATAAGCGCTGAGTTTTTTCATAAACGATTTCTTTGAGTTTACCTCTTCGTGTACGAGCAGCTTTTGATTTTGCAATACGTTCTGATTTCATGCTATTAGATTCGGAAATGCTTCTTTCACAACTTTTTCAGTAATACCCTTTAGTTTCTTTTTATTTACCATATTAGTCACAACCTCTGCATCTTCGGGATGAATTGATTCTAGTATTGCAATATAAATTTTCTCTCGTTTAAAGGCGGGCATTTTATCACCACTTCCACCTTTTACAATATATTGAAAGTCTACATTTTTTCTGAGTAGATTAGATGGAATACTTTCTATTTTATTTGGTATGTAAGGTGGTTTGCCATCTGGGATAGTAAATTCTACCTTTGGATCATACGTTGCTCTAAGAACATCTTTGAGTGCCCATGATTCGTATTTACGTAGTATTTCTATTTTCTCTTCTTTTGATCTGGCTTTGTTAGTTGCTTCTAATATTTCAAATATTAGGGGGTTTGAGTGTAGTTTCATTAAATAAATTCCTGTACATTTTCAAGCAATAATCTGCATTGTTTGGCAACCAAGTATGGAAAAACTTTACCTTTATTACCATATGGGTCTTGGCTTTCAAACGTATTTATAATACCAGTTTTAACCGCATCTGGACATTCGCGTAGATCTATCATCTTTTTATTACGTAAGTAGTTACGATATATTTCATCACCTTGAGACTTTGGATCTTCAACCAATAGCTCACGTAATTTCTTACGTAACGGAGTTTGACGTAGACCTTCTGTAAATGTATTATCTGGTGATAGTACATTTGGCACACCATCTGATGTGTCACCTTGTAGAATGTGTTCTTGTAACGTAGTACGAGGATTCTTTTCTACAATGAATTTCTTACCCATAGGTGAGAACTGTTTAACATTTGAATAGCGTTGTAGCTGTGCAAAGTCTTTATCTGAAGATACAATCATTACATCTTCAGCTTTACCGAACTCTTGTGTCTCTTCTACAAGCTGAGCAATACAATCATCGGCTTCACAACCTTCGATATGCATAACTTTATATGGGAAGTTTTCTCTGATCTCTTCACGTATCATAGAAGTAATACGAAATACCTCAGTCCAATCTACAGACGATTTATCTCGTGTTTTCTTACGTGATGCTTTGTATTGTGGAAATACCTTTTTACGCCAGTTACCACCGGCATCTGAACATATAACGACTTCACCCCAAACATTACGGAACTTCTGTCTATACATACGAATTGAATTCAGTATCATATGCCGTATTATGTTCTCATCTATTGCTAGTTTCTGAACCATGATATTAGCTATTGCAATACCATTATAATCTATTATTATCATTTATCACTCCTTTGTACTATTATAGCACATATAAAAATGATTGTACACCTTTTTATTCAGGTAAAGTAACTATTCCACCAGCTATTAGAAATGCTCTGTTTTTCATATGTTGTTCTTGAAGTTCTTCTTTTGAACCACCATAGTAATCAACTGCATGACCTTCTTCGATTAGAACTTTAGTAACCATTCTACCATCTGATAGTCTAAAGTCACCTAGAACTCTACCAAACTTGCCACGTTCATCTTCACCAGATCTATCTTTAGTTGTACATAATATACAATCTTCTTCGATAAGTTCTTTTAATCTTGCAGATGCTGCCTTACCAAAGATCTTTTCTATCTTATCAGATGTACGTGATTCAGGCGTATCAATACCCATAATTCGTACTCTTTCTTTCTTTAACCAGACGCCAAAGCCTAGATCAATATCCACATCAACTGTGTCACCATCTACAACTCTGTCTAGTTCACATTTATATTCATACATTTTAGACTCCGAAACTTTCTCCGCAACCGCATTGCGCAGTTGCATTTGGGTTAATAACTTTGAGGTATGAACCTCCTAATTCTTCGACATAATCAACTGTGCAACCAAATACAAACATCTCTGCCATCGGATCTAACCATAGGTTCTCTACAGTAGGTTCAGCATCTGTGATACCCCACTCATATTGAAACCCAGAACAACCGCCACCTTTTACTTTGAGAGAAACGTTTGGTTTACCTGCGTTCTTTAGATATGTCTTTGCTCTTTCAGTAACTGATAATATCATCTTAATCCTAACACATGTTTTCCATGGATCTTACATCCAATGAAATTATTATAATATTCATCACTCAGTAATACATTACGATCAAACTGTTCCCGTGCTTCAAGATAAGACATTATACCTTTCTTTGTACACAGATGTAGTATCTCTCGCTCAAACCGTTCTGCATCCGAAGTTTCAACAATCAGTTGAAGTTCTCCATTTGAGCCGTAGTAGTTCTTCCAATCAGATTCTACAACCTGTATTCTACGCCTTGTCTTACCTTTCAAAGGTTTTAACTTACGCTTATTCCAGAATAACTTCTTACCAACGTATTTCTTGTTTGCAACTAAATCAGTAATGAGATAAACAAATCCCATATATTCTTTTGGAGCTTCATCATATAACTTGTTTTCATAATACCACATACACTTATTTATACGTCGTCATCTTCCTTATCTAGAAGTACTGGTCTCGCCGGTGTACCACACATTGGACAATATTCTGGTTCTTCTCTTGATACTATGTGGCAAGTTTCGTCACATACATCACATTCTATTACATACGTATTCATTAAAAATCAATCTCACATGCACCGCCTGCGCAGGCAATGGCACCCATTGTATCTACGTCGGTATATTTCTTTTCTGTAAGATCTTCGGTCCAAGTAATAGGCATAAAGTTCTTATTAATCTTTTCCCATTTATGTAGTAGATGAGAATCTTTCAGGCAATACTCTGCCATCTTTACGTCAGACTTGCAATAGTTATCTGAAAAATTATTAAAACGCCGTACCCAGTCACGGCGTATAGCGTTAATGCTATTATCCAGTGTGAGATCCTCTCCGTACCCTTGAGCTGTTGTACAAGCGCTCCAAAGGTTATCAAAAGCACTAAGGGCGTCAACAACAAGACCGCTAGCAAATATAGCTGCTGTACCATATTTCTTTACCATTTCTTTTGCTGTGATTACAGATGTGTTAGGAGCTTGATTAAAGTCTTTGTCACCCATCATTGATAGAAATGATATTCCAGCAAATGAATATCTATTCTTAAATACGTATTTTTCTACTTTGTGCCAATCATCTACGAGTATTGTATTAGATACATTATGTCGTACACCTTTATCAGCACATAGTTCTTCGTTCGTTCCGGCATTTACCCAATGCTGTTGAACCAGTTTAACTTTTTCTAGATGGTCAACTCCAACAAGATCTTCTTTTACGTAAGATCCTTTCTTTGGTATGATAGGAAACGACACAACAACATCACTGTTTGTTGCAGACCATACACTATCTTCGACCATATAGGGATTTGCTTTTTGTATTGCCTGAGTTACCTCAGAATCTTTTGTCATCTGTACGTTTCGAATGTACATTCTTGAATGCTCTGCATGTATCCCAGATGCGGTTTGTAACAATACACTTGCATTACCCGAAGGTTTAACACAAGTAGTACGAGCAGCAGGATTAATACCAAGTAGGTTAGCCACTTCACGATTGACCTCCTTTACTATTTTGGCACCTTTCTCTAATACTTTTTTATCGAATAGTACATCTGGATTGTTCATCCAGCCTGTAATAGAAACTCCGATTAAAGCTTCACGCGCGAATATTTTTTTACTAATATCTGATAGGAATTTAAAATCTGTATAACCAGCTTGCATTGTACCAAGAATAGCTCCGGCACGACATGCTTTATAAAAGTCTTCTGGTGTATGACACATACCGCCATTGATCTCTGTTAGGTTACAACCTTGCCAACCAGACTTACCGTTAATCTGTGGAAACATTCCGATCTCAACGCAAGGGTTTGTTGTATGTTCAGTGCTCTCAACGAAAACAAAACCGGGTTCGCCGAACTCACGTACTGATTCCATGATATGACCGAACTGTTCTTTTGTAGTTGTGTCTCTTACAATCACCGCACTGTTGTTTGATCTACCACGTTGTGGATTATCAACAAACCAGTTACCGGTTTTTGCTGTCATCATTTCTTCATCAGTAGGAGAAAATAAACATATAGTAGCAGAGCGCCTAACACCCCCACTAAGGACGGCATCAGCAGCATGCATACAAATATCATACACATTAATAGGACGTAGAGATGTTGGGTTTTCATTTGATAAGACTATATCCTGTAATAAGTGTTCTATTTTATCAAGAGCAAGTCTTAAACCTTCTGGACCAGGTGCTTTGAATCCACCTGATATCTTAGCACCTTTTGGTCGTATAAGACTTAGGTCAAAGTAAATTCTTCGACCAGCATAATCTGGGTGTTTACCACCGTTTACAAAATAAGAAGACATAAGAACGTCTACAGAAGTTGCCCAACCTTCGATTGAATCTTCGACAACGTGTGTCTTTGGCTGCTTCGTACGAACAGTTATTTGTGGTAGCTTTTTAATATGATGCGTCTGTACAGAGAAACCTGCACCTGCACCACACAAAAGCATATAAAATATTTCACCAAAGAACTCTGCACGGTCTGCATATGTAGATGTACAGTTATACATCCGCATCTGGTGTTTTAAGATTTGATCTCCACCAAACTGCAAAGCACGCTGCGCACCAAGAACTCTTTGTTCTTTGTATGCTGAACGTGCTTCATCGATATACATTTGTAATCCATTACTCCCATCATTTTCTTTGGAGTAATATCCTTCGTGCATTCCTATAACTCTGTCAACAGCCTCATCCCATGTTTCGTAACGTTCAAGTTCATCGTTAAACCGTGAATATCCATCGTAAAATTTAGCTTCTGACAAAAGCTTGCGTGTGTCAACATGTGGTGTTGCCATTCTAGTTCCTAACTATATTTTGTATTTTTTGATTAGTACTATTATATATCATTGTTGGAACTTTGTAAACAGCAAATGTGTGCTATATTTGATACTTTTTCACATATTCCATAATAAAAATAAAATTAATTTTGAGGTAATCCCTCGTCATCTGGAGCATTATCTAATGCTTCTTCATAGTACAATATGATGTCCTTTTGTTGAAGAATGTATCTACGCATGTCAGCAATAGTCATCGCAAGGTTTTCATAACCCTGTGCAGAGATTGCCATAAATGCTAGAAGACCTTCTTCTTCTTTAAAGTTAGCTAGGAATTCATCAAGATTAGATTCAGATACAACATACCATCTCACATCTGTGAGCTGTAATTGTTTAGGTCTTGCTTGAATAGGAACGTTTTGTTGTATAATTTGTGGTTGTGTTACAACAATCGGTTCACTCTTCCGACCCAGACACCCTGTCAGCATCAGTATTAGTATCATCCCTAAGCCCATCGAGTAAACGTGTGACCGCATTATTTATTTTTCCTTCTAATATATATGGTTCGTCGATTGCCATTCTTAAGATATTAATCTTAGCAAACTTAGAACGTAGTGTATCGCCATATTCTTCAGATTTTTGTAATCGCACTGTAAGCGCTTGATTTAATTCAGCTGCTTTATTCTGAGTTTCTAGCATTTGTTTTATTGTGGCATCCTTAGCGTCATTAGCGACTACTAGCTTTGCATTGTTTTCACGAAGTATTCCAAGTCTTTCTTGTGTATCGATATAGTACATATATCCGCCATATCCCACACCACCTAATATACCCATTATGAGTAAAAATATGTAAATTTTAAGCATTGTAAATATACTCTCTTTCTGGCAATACTATATTTCTTGATAGTATTGGTTGTTCATAAGTATCTATATAAGTTTTTAGCCAGAATGCTATAGTAATATGCGCATCTGCCTTAAAATGTCCGTCTTCTGCTTCTTTAAATCCGTGACCAAGTAGGAACTTCCATAGTCCTTGATATGGATCTATTAACCATTCATATTCACTGACTATCATATTTGTCATCTTAGATGGATGCAATGGTCTCCAGCACATATGTATTGGTCTAATGCTTAAACTCTCACAGTAGGTATTCAATCCTATAATCTGTGCATTGAGTTTCTCTTGCCATCTTGGAATGTCTTTGTATATATCTTTATAATATTTATCTAGCTTCTTTGCGTGTTTGTCATATTGATATGGAGAGAATGGTCTGTGCTGATACCAATAGTTTGATTCTGCTGTCTCAAATCTACCAGGATCTGTCCATTGAAATATAGCAACTTCATATTTAGAATCTGTTAGATCGTATATCGCTTGTCTATATATTTTTTCATTACTATCGCCTGGACTTGCAGCCATAGTAGATGTGCCATTGTATAGTAATGCAAGTACTTTTGAATATTGATCATTGGAATTTGGTAAAGATAACTTAGTTCCACTCGTGTGCGAACACCCGATATTATATATTTTCATTTTTCTTCTGCGTATGTCCTAAATCTTTTTAACATAACTGGCTGTTTATCTTTTCTACGACGTCTATCAGTTACATTGATTGCTTTAATTCTTGGACCTGCATTTGGTGCCATGTTAACACCGCCTTGTGCAACTGCATTTCCGGGTGCACCTTCATTCTCTGCTACACGTTTTTTCATTTTCGTATTTCTCCTGCTGTAACACATATCTTTTGATTTGTTGCCATATGAATTGCTTCATATATGTCAAGGCCGAATATATCTCCGATAGGAAACGAATCATTACTAATTCGTATTCTATCATTTGCAAACGCCATTTCTTCGTATGTAGAATTAAGCACTTTGTTTTCTATAAGTCGATATACACCAGGAGATAATTCTTTATCTTCTAGCATAAACCATTGTGTATTCTCAGCTAAGAAATCATTAAAGTCTACACCGTATTCGTTTAGACCTTGTTTAAGTTTTCTTTCACTTACTCCAAAGTCTTCTTTAATAAGATACAATGCTGCAGCATACGATGCTATTCTACTTTTACCACCAGGAACTTTGCCTATTAACTTTTTAACATTAAATACAAGACGAATAAACCGTGTATAATAATTTGCGTAATCTTCACGCTCTTCTATAGAAGAGAACGGAGGTTTCTTGAGACGTTTACCGAACTCATCGATAATGCCTTTTTCGTAAGCCTTTGTCTTTTTAAATGGAGTTACAAGTAGTGCAAGGAATCTAAATGTATACGCCAGATCGGCTGCTGATTTTATCAATCCCATTATATTTTCCTAAGCTTCTCTTCTACTTCTGGATTCGATTCGATATCCGTATATTGATTTTTTCTAATAGCCTTTAAAAGGACTAAGAACGGTTTTATTATTGGCCAAT